GGCTCGTTAATAACACGTAAACAACCGTCTAAACAAAAAACTAAGAAGATGAAGCGAGGTGGATTAGCTTCACGTAAATAATCCACAATAATCTATTGACTTAGTATTTAAGTCGTGATACAATGGCTACTTATCCCCCAACAATAACTGGCTACGATAACCCCCAAAGGAGACTACATATGGCTGAAGAAGCTAATACTATAATGACAAAAGAAGATACACCTAAAAAAGCAATGTTTATGAATAGACCTTATTCTCAAGACGAGAGGATAAAAAAAGATGAAGAAGAATTGGCACAACTCGTTAAAGAGCAAAAAGGTACAGGCGAGACTGGCGAGGAGAAAGATGCTAGTGAAGCAGAACCGACTAGTGCAGAAGAGAGAACTTTTAAAAAGCGATATGGTGACTTACGTAGACACACCCAAGATAAAGAAAAGCAATTTCAAACACAACTTGACGAATTAAAAGAACAGTTAGGCAAAGCAACTAAAAAAGAAATGAAGTTACCTAAGTCTGATGAAGACATAGAAGCATGGGCAACTGAGTATCCTGATGTAGCTAAGATTGTTGAGTCTATTGCAATGAAAAAAGCAAAAGAGCAATCAGCAGATATAGAACTTAGACTAAAAAAAATAGATGAGATGTCGGCTGAAGCATCTAAAGATAAAGCTGAAGTTGAATTATTAAAGTTACATCCTGACTTTAATGACATTAGAGATAGTGATGATTTTCACGATTGGGCAAACGAACAACCAAAATGGGTACAAGATGCTTTATACGAAAACGACAACGATGCAAGATCAGCGGCACGAGCCATTGACCTCTACAAATCAGATAAAGGAATCGGTAAGGAAGTTAAGACATCGAGTAGCAAGAGTGCTGCTACGGAAATTAATACAAGAGCTTCACGTACTAAAGTTGACGCTACTGAGTCTGGTAAAAAGATTCTTGAGTCTAGTGTGCAAAAAATGTCTGCTCAACAGTACGAAAAACAAGCTGACACAATAATGGATGCTATAAGGTCAGGCAACTTTGTCTATGATGTATCTGGTTCAGCTAGGTAGGAGTAGACAATGACAGCACACTCAAAAATGTATGTACCTAAGAAGGATGAGGAGTATATATCACCCTTTGGTCCTTCAATGGGTTACATGAAACTAAGTCCTGCTTTTGTTAAGAAGATGAATACATTAATGAAGATGGAGTTAGCTGATTTCTCTGACCAATTAGTTGGTAAAGTAACACAAGAGTTACAGTTTAATAAAGAGATTGAAGAACTGTGGATGAAAGAAGTATCTGCTTTTATAGCTAGATTTCATTCGTACTCAACACAAAGAAACTCTTTTGGTGTCAAGAACTTAGATGCTAACAAGTATAACTATGGCATCAAGATAAACTCAGGATGGTTTGTTAGACAATACGAGCATGAATACAACCCTATTCACTTACATATAGGTTCTAGTATGTCATGTGTTGGTTATCTAGCATTACCTGAAGGCATAGAAAAAGAATGGGAAGAAGATTATAAAGACCACCATCCTGCGAATGGACACATACAGTTTGTTCACGGTACATCATCAGGTTATAATAATACAAACTTTATGGTAAAGCCACAAGTAGGAGACTTCTATATATTCCCTTCTGACTTATTTCACTGCGTATATCCGTTTAAAACAAAAGGAGAACGCAGGTCTTTTAGTGTAAACTTTAACTTTTTAGAGATGGTTAAAGAGAAAGATAAAAAGAATGTTGACAAATAGTTATTTTTAAGTATAACTATACTTAACTAAAAGTGTAACGTAACCTCATGTTGGCAAATGTGAATACTTATGTTACACACACTACCACACTTTAGAGATTACCCAATTATATAAGCCTACAAAGGAATAGCTATCCTACGTACAACCTTAACTATGAATGGTCCTTATAAAGTAAATGACTAAATTATAGCACACTTTTTTGTGTGCATTTGCAAATGTTACAGGAGATTAAAATGGCATTTGGTACAGCAGGAGGTTATGGTAACCTACCTAACGGTAATTTTAGTCCTATTATTTACAGCAAACAGGTACAACTTGCGTTTCGCAAGGGTTCCGTAGTCGATGCAATCACTAATAATGATTACTTCGGTGAAATTGCTAATATGGGCGATTCCGTTAAGGTTATTAAAGAACCAGAAATAACAGTCAAGGAATATTCAAGAGGAACTACAATAACTCCTCAAGACCTTGACGATGAAGAATTTTCACTTACGATTGACAAAGCTAATTACTTTGCATTTAAAGTGGATGATATTGAGGAAGCTCATTCGCATATTAACTTTCAAGAGTTAGCATCTAATAGAGCAGCCTATAGACTAGCCGACCAATTTGACCAAGATGTACTTGGTTATATGTCAGGTTACAAGCAATCAGCAATTCACGATGCAGCTAATGCAGTCAACGCTACCGTTAATGGTACTGTTGCTGTGGCAACTGCTGGTACTGACGAACTGTTGGATTCCATGCAACTAGACTCTGCAACTTTTGGTGGTACAGCAGCCGATGCTATTACTATTCAGCCAAGGATGCCGGGTGCAACTGACTCAACTCCTGCCGTAGGTGATACATTCCCATTGACTCTAATAGCTAGAATGTCTAGACTAATGGACCAACAGAATGTTGACACTAATGGTAGATGGTTGGTATTAGACCCTGTATTTCTTGAAGTACTAAAAGATGAAGACTCAAGACTATTCCAATCTGATTGGGGTGGGTCTGGACTTCAGAATGGTTTAGTACTGAATAGCTTGCATGGGTTTAAAATATATCAGTCCAATAATCTTCCAAGTGTAGGAACAGGACCTGCAACAACAGGTGCTAATAGTTCTTCAAACTTTGGTGTTATTGTAGCTGGTCACTCATCTTCAGTAGCTACTGCCGAGCAAATCAACAAGACAGAGACTTATAGAGACCCTGATTCTTTTGCTGATATTGTTCGTGGTATGCATTTGTATGGCAGAAAGATTCTTCGCCCTGAAGCAATCTGTACTGCTATGTATCACTTAGCATAGGGAGATTGATTTATGTCAACTTTAAATTTAACTATACCTACTAGAGGAAATCACCCTAGAGGTAGAAAACCCTATCAAATTCAGAACACTATTGATATAGCTGTTGCTACTACAGCCAAGGGTACTGCCCTAGCTTCTAGTGATGTATATCAATGTCTCAATATTCCTGCTGAATCAGTAATTTTACATGCAGGTTTGCAAGTAGTTACTGCTCTAACAGGTACATCATCTGATACTGCTTATGATTTAGGTATCACAGGTGGAGATGTTGACAACTTTGTTGATGGTTTTGATGCTGATGGGGCTGATGCTTTAGCTTATGCTCCTACTTCAGCAGCTTATGCTCCTGTATTAGTACCTGCAGCTGATACTCTAGATATACTTGTAGCAGCTCAAACTGGAACTACATTAACTGGAACTATAAGAGTGTTCGCAACTCTTATGGATATCAGTGATGCTGGTGACATGGCAGCTAATGAAGTTGATAGAGATACTTTAGCTTAACTTATATATGAGAGAGCAGGGCAACTTGCTCTTTCATTTTACTTAGGAATTAACATGGCAGAAACTTACCTAACACTTACAAATAAAGTCATAGCAAGGTTGAACGAGGTTGCATTAACTTCGGCAACCTTTTCTAGTGCTAGGGGTATACAAGTTCAATGCCAAAACGCAATTAATGAATCAATTAGATTTATCAATCAGAGAGAGTTTAATTATCCATTTAATCATGCGACAGAAACTAAAACAGTAACAGCAGGTGTGGTTAGATATTCATTACCTACATCTACTAAAACAGTAGACTATAATACATTTAGAATTGTAAAGGACTCTACACTAGGTAACAGTGGATATAAACTAGGTTTGTTAGATTATAATGACTATGTTAATAGAGTTATAAATCAAGAAGATGAGATAGAAACAACTACAACAACTACTACCCATACAGATAGTATTACAACTATAACAGTTGCTAGTACAGCAGGATTTGATGCTGTTGGTACTATTATAATAGGTAATGAAAGTATTAACTATACAGCTATTGGTTCTAGTACTACCTTTACAGGGTGTACAAGAGGAAGCAACGCTATAGCAATTTTAAGTGGTGTCACAGTAACGCAATTTAATAATGGTGGTGTTCCTGAGTTTGTGGTTAGAACTCCTGATAACAATTATCTTTTGTATCCCTTTCCAGATAAATCATACTCCATAAAATTTGATTACTACACTTTTCCTGCTGAGTTAGATGCTCATGGTGATACTACAAGTATACCTGATAGGTTTAGTCCTGTAATTGTAGATGGTGCTACAGCGTTTGTATATCAATATAGGGGTGAAACACAACAGTATCAACTTAACATGCAAAGATTTGAGCAAGGTATAAAGAATATGCAAACACTATTAATAAACAAATTCTCTTATATTCGCTCTACCTTTATACCTAGAAACTCAAGCAGTTCAAGTATGATAGACGTTAGGTCCTTATAAATGGCAGATGAGTCTCAAACAACCCCTTCAGCCTTTAACTGTGAAGGTGGACTAGTATTAAACAAGTCTAGCTTTATGTTATTGCCCGGTGAAGCTATAGAGTTAAGAAACTTTGAGCCTGACATTGAGGGTGGCTACAGAAGGATAAGTGGGTTTGCAAAGTACGTTTCAGTTGTTGTTCCATTTACTTCTAACTCAGCAGAAAAAGTACTTATGGTGGCAACCTTTGGTGATGTAGTTTTAGCTGCTAGAGGTACTAGTATATATAGTGCAACTCCGGGTGGTTCATCATGGACTAGCAGAGATAGTGGCAGAACAAGTGCAGGTAAGTATAGGTTTGAAAGATTTAACTTTGATGGCACAGATAAGATAATAGTAGTAGATGGTGCAAATGCACCTACAGTATTTAACTCTAGTTTAGCTGCAACAGATGTAAGTGATAGCTCAGTAGCAGGTTCTAAGTTTGTTGTATCATTTAAAAACCATATGTTTTATGCTGGTAAATCAACTACTAAACAAGAAGTTGTATTTAGCCAACCTTTTGACGAGGATGCATTTAATAGTGGTTCAGGTGCAGGAAGCATAAAGGTTGATGACGAGATAACAGGACTTAAAGTTTTCCGTGATGATTTATTTATCTTCTGTGAAACTAGAATATTTAAACTGTCAGGAAGCTCTAGTAGTAACTTTGCAGTATCTGATGTAACGAGAAACATTGGATGTGTTAATGGCGATACCATTCAAGAATTTGCAGGTGACTTAATATTCTTAGGTCCTGATGGTTTAAGAACTATTGCTGGTACTGCTAGAATTGGTGACGTTGAATTGGGTACTATAAGCTCTGCTGTACAGTCTATTTTTAATGAGCAGATATCTAGTGCTGGTGAATTTGATTCAGTAGTTATAACTGACAAGACACAATACAGAATATTTTTTACTAAAGCTAATACTAATGAACAATCCACTAGAGGTATTATCTGTGTACTAAAAGGGCAGAAGTTTGAGTTTGCAGAAGTTCGTGGTTTAAGACCTGCTTGCACAGATAGCTTTGTATTAAATGGTGATGTACTAGTATTACATGGTGACTACGATAATGGCTTTATACATAGACAAGAACAAGGTAATACATTTGATGGAACTGCTATATCAGGAAAGTATAGAAGTCCTGATTTAACATTTAACGACCCCGGAATAAGAAAACATATGCAGAGGGTTATAGTAAACTACAAACCTGAATCTACACTAGATGCTGATTTGTTTGTAAGATATGATTACGATGATGTTAATGCATCTAAACCTGCTGCTTACCCCTTAGATACTGCTCAAGTTGCTACAATATATGGCAATTCAGCTACTAAGTATGGTGCTGCTAGTACTGTGTATGACAGTGGTGTATCTGAACCATTAGTTAGACAAGCAGTAGAAGGTTCAGGTTTTGCTGTAGCATTAAAGGTAGAAGATGGTGGTATAACAGCACCGTATTCACTTAAAGGTTTTCAATTAGAATATCAATTAGGAGCTAGACGTTAATGGGTGATACATACACTAGACAGTCCTCGTTTGCAGATGGAGATGTTATAACTGCAGCTCATAGTAATAATGAGTTTAATCAGTTATTAGCAGCATTTGCAACAAGTACAGGTCATACACATGATGGCACTACAGCAGAAGGTGGTCCTATATCATCACTGTTATCTAATGCTTTAAGTTTTGGTACAGGTGCAGATACAGATATAGCAATAACATTTAATGCTAATACTAATGATGGCTTACTTACATGGAAAGAAGATGAGGATTACTTTGAATTTAATGATGACATACTTATTGCTACTACAGAGAAGCTACAGTTCAGAGACACAGCAATATACATCCATTCCAGTGCAGATGGACAACTAGACCTTGTAGCTGACACAGAGATACAGATAGCTGCTACAACCATTGACATGAATGGTGCAGTGGATATATCAGGTAACTTAGGAGTAGGTGGCAATCTTGTTGTAACAGGAACAACTACATTCAATGGTGGTACAATCACAATGGGTGATGCTGCTACTGATAATGTAGTGTTTGGTGCTAACATTGATTCTGCTATTATTCCTGATGATGATAATACTTTTGATTTAGGTTCATCTAGTCAGCAATGGAGAGATATATACATTAATGGTTCTGCCTATATAGATGGACTAGCTGAAGATGTATTAGTTGCTACAGATAAGAAAGTACTATTTAGAGATAGTGCATTATTTATTAACTCTTCTGCTGATGGACAATTAGATATTGTTGCAGATACAGAGATACAGATTGCTGCTACAACTATAGACATTAATGGTGCTGTAGATGTATCTGGTAATTTAAGTGTTGGTGGTGACTTAGATGTTACTGGCTCTTTTGATATGAGTGATGCAAACATTACTAACATAGGAAGCATTGCACTAGACACAATTACTAATGATGGAACAGACATAACACTTGATTCTTCAGGAGATATTATTCTTGATGCAGGTGGCAATAATGTAATTGTTAAATCAGGTGGAACATCTATATTAGATATAGCCAATAACTCCACAGACGTTGAACTAACAGTAAGCACAGCCGATAAAAACTTTGCTATAAAAGGTACAGATGGTGCAAGTGCAATTACAGCATTAGACATTGATATGGCTCTTGCAGGTAAGGCTACATTTAGTGGTGATATTGCTGTTGCTGGTAATGCTGTTATAACAGGTGACTTAACTATAACTGGTGATGACTTAGTTATGGCTACAAATACAGCAGGTGCTTTTCTTATAGCAGATGGCACTAATTTTAACCCTACAGTGATTACAGACTTATCTGAGATAGCAACTGCTGCTAGTGGCGATATACTGTTAGCAATAGATGCTTCAGGTGGTGGACTAAAGAAAATTGCAAGAAGCACTCTTGTTGCAGGTCTTGCTACTGATAGTGCTATATCTAACATAGTAGAAGACACATCCCCACAACTAGGTGGTAATTTAGATACTAACTCACAGAACATATTAATAGACGATGCTCACTTCATTGGTGATGAAAGTGGCAATGAACAGCTTATATTTCAAACAACAGGCTCTGCTGTTAATCAATTTGATATGACTAACTCTGCATCTTCTACAGCTTTCTTGCAAGGACCAATATTACAGGTAACTGGTGGCGATTCTAATATTGACTTAAATTTAATAGCAAAAGGTACAGGAGTAATAGCTGTTAGGGGTAACAGTGCTTCTGGTGCAATACAGTTTAATTGTGAAAGTAATAGTCATGGGCAAATAGTACAAGGGCAACCTCACTCGGCAGGTGTAACAAACACTATGTTATTACCAGCAGGTGCTAATTCAACTCTTGTATCTCTTGTATCAGCAGATACACTAACAAACAAAACACTTACTGCACCAACATTAACAGGAACTGCTACAGTAGCAAGTCTTGATATATCAGGTGATATAGATGTAGATGGTACTACAAACTTAGATGTTGTAGACATTGACGGTGCAGTTAGCATAACTGCCGCAACAACCATAGGCACTAACAATAAGATAATCTTTCGTGATGCTGCAATACATATTAGTTCTACTGCTGATGGTGACTTATCTATTGCTGCTGACGATGAGATAGACTTAACTTCAACATTGATTGATATTAATGGTAATGTAGAAATTAGTGGAACAGCTACAACAACAGGTGTTCACACGTTTACAGCAGTTCCTGTCTTTCCTAATAATACAGTAGAAACAGCAGACATTCAAGCAGATGCTATAACAGGTGCTAAGATAGCAGATGATGCTATTGATTCAGAACACTATACAGATGCTTCTATTGACACTGCTCACATAGCCAACTTACAGATTACTACAGGGCTAATAGCAGCAGATGCTATAACAGAAGCAAAGATTGCAGACAATGCAGTTGAAAGCGAACATGTAAATGATAATGTTATATCAGGACAAACAGCATTAACATCTGGAATTGCAGATGCAGACGAACTATTAATAAGTGATAATGGTACTATTAAAAGAACAGACATGAGTGTTATTAAAACATACATTGGTGCTGCAGACGATGCCACAGCCTTGGCTATTGCTTTAGGCTAGTGTAGATTTTACTTGACAACTAAAGCATTATTGAGTATAATTAATTAAAAGGAAAAAGAAATGGCAAATACATTTAAGGTAGTTAACTTTGCAGCTGAACCAAACGCAAGTGGAACTCCCTACGTTATATACACTGCAGCAAGTAGCACAACAACAGTGGTTCTTGGTTTGATACTGACCAACATACACACTGCTCAAGTAACAACTATTGTTAGACTAGTGAGTGATACAGCTAATAGAGCAATTACAAACAACACAGCAAATGGAACAAGCATACTTGTTAAAGATGCACCCATACCTGTAGGTTCATCATTAGAAATACTTACAGGCAGTAAGGTTGTACTAGAAACTACAGACCAACTTACAGTGGATTGTTCAGTCGCTGATAAACTTTCAGGCACGTTGAGTATAATGGAGATAACATAATATGGCATACATTGGAAATGCAGTACCTGCTATATTTCAAAGCAGACCTTCCGTTGTAAGATTTAATGGAGATGGTTCTGATACTACCTTTGCTTTAGGTAGAGCTATTAGCACAGTACAAGATATACTAGTAAGTGTGGATGGAGTTGTCCAAGATACAGCAGCATACACAGTACCTGACGGTTCAACCTTAACATTCTCAGCCGCACCTTCAAGTGGAACAGGTAACATATTTGTTCACTTCCTTGACCTAGCAGGTGGCAACATAACTCCTGCTGAAGAGTTCAAGGGTAACTTTAAGAGTGGTGGACTGTTTAGAATCAATGCACAAAGTCTAGAAGAAAACATTACAATACTAGCTACAGAAAATGCACAGATTACAGGTACAGTTACAGTAAGTAGTGGCATTACATTGACTATTAATGACGGTGGAAGGTTGGTGGTCACATGAGTACATTAAAAGTAGATACCTATTTAACTCGTGGTGGTGCATCAGAGATAGCCATTGATAAAATAAAAGGTGTAACTGCTGCAGGTTCAATGCTTGTGGTAGGAGAAGGTGGTACAACGACTACTAATTTACAGCAAGGGTTGAGTAAAACTTGGCACAAATCTAATGATGCAGCAAGTGTAGAAGATAGTTTGAATGTAAGTGGTGGAACTGATAATGGTACAGGTCATTACACTTTTGCTTTTTCAAATAATATAGGAAATGCTACTTACGCTCACCCTCACAGTACTTGTCTTGTTAATTGTTGTGCTTGGTCACATACAAGAGCAGCAGCTTCCATGAGAATAGAAGTTTTTATGGATGCAGGTAACCCTAGAGATGCAGAGACGCATGGAACAGTACATGGAGATTTAGCATGAGTACCTTAGTATT